GTAATTAGAGACGGGGGTGTAAAAGCCCCCTGATCTTTAAAGGAGTTAAGATGCCACAAGTAGGAAGTGATTCAAAACCTTTAATGATCAGAGGTAAGAAAAGAGGAAAAACATTAGGCAGTACAGGAAGTTGGTACAAGCCTGAGAACAAGAAAAAATATGAAGATAACTGGGATGCTATCTTTGGTAAGAAAGAAACTGAAACTAAATCAAAGGCGCAATAAGATATGGCAACAACTTTTCTAACTTTAGCTAATGAGATCCTACGAGAAATAAATGAAGTTGAACTTACAAGTGCTTCGTTTGCTAGTTCAGTAGGAATACAGACGCATGTAAAAGATGTTCTTAACAGAGCCTACTTTGATATTGTTAATGAAGAGCCTCAATGGCCTTTCTTGTCTTTAGCCGACAGCGGCGAGACAGATCCAATGTACGGAAACACGCACGTTGAGACAGTTGCAGGTACTCGATGGTATGAGTTAAAACCCGCAAGCTCGTCTATTACTACAGATTACAGTTATATAGATTGGGATAATTTCTATATGACTACAGTTGGCGTGTCTGGAGAATCATCTCCATACAGTAGCCGCAATTTAAAATTCACTACTATCGAAGAGTGGAAAGATTTTTTTAGAGTATCAGAAAATTTAGACGATGCTGACACACAACAATACGGTGTTCCTAGCAGAGTCATTAAAAGCCCAGATAATAGAAAATTTGGACTTAGCCCTATACCAGACAAAGTATATAAAGTTTGGTTTTTTGCGTATGTGCAACCCACAGCCCTTTCGGCTTATTCAGATGTATTAGTATTCCCCGATTCGTATTCTTCTGTGCTTTTAAATAGGGCGCGTTATTACGTGCATCAATTTAAAGACAACGCTCAAGCCGCTGCGTTTTCAAATGATGATTACAAAAAAGGTTTAAAAAACATGAAGCTTGTTCTAATGGGGCCTACGCCTATTTATATGAAAGATGACAGAATGAGATTCGTGTAACATGGCAGGTTCTCAACCTTTTGGTCTTTCATGCAAAGGTGGTTTAAATACTAATTTAAATCAGTTTGAAATGTTAGCACAGCCTGGATTAGCTACCAGCCTAGAAAACTTTGAGGTTGATACAGACGGTGGATACCGCAGAATTAACGGTTTCACAAGGTTTGGTAACGCTAACCCAAACAGCGACAACCCTATTTTAGGTTTGATTGTATACGCTGACGGTTTAATAGCCGCGTCAGGAACAAACATTTACTTCACACTTGATGGAAGTACGTGGTTACAGATTAACAAAGCTAGTGTAGCGGGTGGTGGAGATGATTATACAGCCTTTACAGGTCGTTCAGCGTTAGCTAGGACTTCACAGGGCCAGTGTAACTTTGCTATCTATGAAGGCGACACTACATACGGCGAACTTATAATCGTTGATGAGTCTTCTAACAACAAGCCTTTCTATTTTAAAATGACAGGCACTGGTGCTATTACTAATAGAACATACTTCGCTAAAGAAATAACAGTGTCTGGTACTGTTAACCCAACTACTTGTACAATACACGACAGGCACTTAGTAGTTGCAGGAGATACAACTAACCCTAACACAATTTTTTATAGTGGAACTGATGACATAGATAGCTTTACAAGCAGTGGATCAGGAACTATAAAGCTAGATGACAAAGTAGTTGGAGTGCGTGGTTTCCGTTCCGACCTTGTAATTTTCTGTAAGAACAGTATCTATAAACTTACAAATATAAATAACTCTAGCACTATTGCAATACAACCTGTAACTAAAAACGTAGGTTGTTTAGACAATCATACAATTCAAGAAGTAGCGGGTGACTTAGTATTCCTAAGCCCTGACGGCGTAAGAACTATTGCGGGTACAGCACGTATTGGTGACGTTGAGTTAGGATCAGTAAGCCGTCAAATACAAAGTATTGTAGAGACTGTATCAAGTGATATTTCAAATTTAATTGTAGATAGCGTTGTATTGCGTCAGAAATCACAGTACAGAATATTTTATACTACTCTAACACAAGCCGCAAAAGAATCAAAAGGTATTATAGGCTCTTTAACCTCTCAAGGTTTTGCATGGTCAGAAACATTTGGCATTCAAGCAAGAGCAATTACTTCGGGTTTTTCATCTAATGGAATAGAAAAAACATTCCACGGAGATAGCGAAGGATACGTTTATACTCACGATGTAGGTAACTCGTTCTTGCATTTAAATACTGAAGCCGACATTAGAGCTACATACACAACACCTAACTATGATTTTGGAGACTTTGGTACTCGCAAAAACATGCGATACGTGAAGCTCTCTTTTAGTCCCGAAGGAATTGCACAGCCTGTATTACGAGTTAGATACGATTACGAGGACGATGATGTACCTCAACCATTAGATTACATAATGACAGCAGTACCAACACCTGCTATTTTTGGAACATCAACATTTAGCAACACTATTTTCGGGGCATCTAACGATCCTCTAGTTCGACAAGCGGTTCAAGGCGGTGGATACTCAGTAAGTTTTAGAATCCGCACCGACGATAAGAACCCACCTTTTTCAGTAAACGGTATGTATATTGATTATATGCCATCGACAGGGAGATAAAAAATGGCAGGTACGAGTTATACTAGGCAGAGTACTTTTGCTGATGGAGATACAATCACAGCGGCTCTTTTTAACACTGAATTTAATAAAATAGTTTCAGCCTTTGCTTATGCCAGTAGCGGTACAACAGGACACCAGCATGATGGTGGGTCAGGAGAAGGTGGTAACATTGAAGTTATCGGTGACCAAAACTTCTTAAACAAGATTTTAGTTGACAGCAGTAACAACCGTTGGGGCTTTTTTGTTGAGGTCAGTGGTTCAGCAGTTGAACAGATACGTATTCAAGACGGAGCTATTGTTCCTGTTACTGACTCAGATATTGACTTAGGTACTAGCTCATTAGAGTTTAAAGACTTATTTATTGATGGCACTGCTCATATAGATACACTAGATGTGGATGCTAATGCAACAATTGCTGGTACACTGGGTGTTACTGGCAACACAACTGTTGGTGGTACATTAGCTATTACAGGTAATACTACTGTTGGTGGAACTCTTGTTGTTACAGGTACTACAACATTCAACGGTGGTACTCTTACTTTAGGTGATGCTGCAAGCGATAATGTTGTATTTGGTGCTGATGTAAACAGTAATATTATTCCTAATACTGATAGTGCTTTTGACCTTGGAAGCTCTGGACAAGAGTGGCGTGACCTTTATTTAGATGGTACAGCTCATATTGACACGCTTGATGTAGATGTTAATGCAACCGTAGCAGGTACACTAGGTGTTACAGGTGTATTAACAGGTACAAGCTTAGACATATCTGGCAACGTTGATATTGATGGTGTTACTAACCTAGATGTCGTTGACATTGACGGTGCTGTGGATATGGCCTCTACCCTTACTGTTACAGGTGTATTAACAGGCACAAGCCTTGATATCTCCGGTAACGTAGATGTAGATGGTACTACTAACCTAGATGTCGTTGATATTGATGGTGCTGTGAACATGGCAACTACGTTAATAGTTACAGGTAACGTAGACTTTGACGGTGACTTAGACGTAGACGGAACCACAAACCTTGATGTCGTTGACATTGACGGTGCTGTGAATATGGCTACAACGCTTACTGTTGCAGGTGTATTAACAGGTACAAGCCTAGACATCTCAGGAGACATAGACGTAGACGGTACTACTAACCTAGATGTAGTAGACATTGATGGCGCTGTAGACATAGCTACAACTTTAACTGTCGCAGGAGCCGTAGACTTTAACGGTGACTTAGACGTAGATGGTACAACCAACCTTGATGTCGTTGACATTGATGGCGCTGTAGACATGGCTACAACTTTAGCTGTTGCGGGTAATGTAGATTTTAACGGTGATTTAGACGTAGACGGCACGACTAACCTTGATGTTGTGGACATTGATGGTGCAGTAGACATGGCAAGTACATTAGCGGT